GTGAAATGCACTTCCAAAAGTCATGTTGATAGAAAAACTAGGTATTTTATGTCCATCCCTATACTGTAAAGCCCATTTTTTAGGGCAAGACAAATACATTGACAGTTGTGAGTAAGATATGCTCTTTTGAAAAGCATAGTTGACAGCCACTGGTTTAAACGTCTGTATTTTCTTTATGATGGAAGGAATTTTTTTCATATTATTTTTTCCACAGTCCTCTTTCTACTAACTGGGCTATGATGCCATAGTTAGTGATGTCTTGATAAGTGTCTGTTAAAGTTTCATTTTTAGCAACTTGTTTAGTCATGATAAGATTTTTCCATCTGCTTATTTTATCGTTTAGTCTGAAAAACAAGCCTGTTAAAGCAAATTGTTTTTCTTCATCATTTGCTAGTTGAGTGCCTGCTGCTACATTAGTCATGCCATAGTCTAAGTGCTTGCTTGCAAACAGTTCATACTGTTCTTTAATGATTTTCTTATATCCATTTGCAATGGTTGGATATTCTTCTTCAAGTTGTTCAACAACTGATAGTTCAGAGTATTTTTCTTTAGTCATTACTTTATAAGTTTTTTAACTTGTTTTTCGTCTACTCCACTGTTTACTAAAATGTTTTCTAACCATTTTTCATCTGTAAGATTAATGTATTCTGACGCTTCACTTGTTGAACATTTAAAGTACTCAGAAACATATTGGAGTACTTCAGGAGATGATGTTTTTTTCACATTTGATTTTACATATGGTGAATATGTGTTTTTACTTTTTGGAATCATAAAACAGTATATTTCATATGATTTTTTACGATCTTGAATGTTTAGTCCTTGAGTGTAATTGACAACGTCTATGTACTTTGGATTCATGCTTAAAAACTTATTAACCATAAAAATATTGTATATTTTTCTTTGTTCAAGAGTAAAAGTCTCCCAATCTTGTTTAGTGTCAATGATTGCTTTAAGAAAATCAAAAATGGTAAATTGTTTAGGTTTTTTTGTTGTTTTTGTCATAGTGTATGTTTATTTTTTTAAAGAAAAGCCTATTGTTTCATAGTCACTTCTAATTTCTTTAGGAATCATGTCTAAAAGAACCTTATTAGTGTTTACATCATACATGATTGGAATAGGAATTAAAGCGTCTTCTGATGTACCTGCTAAAAATTTACTCATTTTTCTTATAACCACTCCCTCTGCTAGTAAAATGGGCTTTCCATCTTCAGACATTATTGGAGTGGATTGAGTAATGTCTACTTGCATTTTTGTTCCTTGTTCTTTCATTTTTGTTTATTTTTAATTAATAATCTTGTGGATTTGATCTGTTGCTGTATTCATATTTTGGAGTTTGTGTTTTAGAAGAATTACGATTAAGTGGTTCTTTCTTAAAAGCATATCCTGAAATGTCAACATATCTAAGTAGTTCCTTGTCTCCTTCAATTGTTATGCCAGGTACTTTTCCTCCAATTTTAATCATTGCTATTTTAAATCCAAATTTATTTGCTAACCATTTAACAAATGTAACATGTAGTCTTTTCATTTTTTTATATTTATTTATATTACTTTTTTAGAAGAAATGCTTTCCAATATGCGAGAAATAGTGCTCATAATGTTTATTTCTTTGTCTAAAACAAAATGACCACGATATGCTCCTTCTTCAAGAATCCAAATAATGTATCCCTCATTTCCTTTAGCATATTCATTTAACTTGTCATATAAAAACTTATATAAACTTTCAAAATCTTCAACATCAGAATTTGCAATAATTTGTCTTATAAGATTAAACGACTTAACAGACGGTTTTTTGAGTTCATCTAGTACTTTTACTTGATAGTCGTCAGATTCATTTACTGAATTGTCTAATGTTAAAGTTCCATCAACAGTGTACTTTTGACAGTTGTTGATGATTTTTCTAAAGTCAGGATAAAACTTGTTTACTATAGTTACTAAGTCTTGAACTTCATATTCAATGTTTTCCTTGTCTAAGATGACGCTAATGTGTTGTGCCACTATTTTTTTACTTGGAGGTGACAAGTCAAATTCTTGACATCTACTTCTTAAAGGTTCAATCAATCGTTCTGCATAGTTTCCTGTTAAAATAAAACGAGTTGTTAAAGAATATGTTTCCATCATGTTCAACAGAATAACTTGAGATGCTTGTAAAATGTGAGTTGCTTCATCAAGTATCACTATTTTAAGTGGTTTGAATGATCCAGCAGCAGCAAATGCTCCTACCTTGTCTCTCATAATGTCTATTGATCTTTCATCAGTTGCGTTGATGTAAAGAAAGTCACAGTCAATGTTGTTGACTAGTATTTTTGCGAGTGTTGTTTTTCCTGCGCCTGGTTTTCCTGCAAATAGGAGGTGTGGAATGTCTTGATTGTCAATGAATTCTTTAAATTTAACTTTTACTTCATCTTTACAAATGTATCCTTCTAAAGTGTCTGGACGATATTTTTCATTTAATATTGTGTGTAACCTTTTTGACATAACTTATTTATTGTTCTATTAATTGTTTAATTGATTCAATTGCTAAACAACATTCATGTTCTAATGAACCTCCTTCATCAATTTCATCTTTACATAACTGTATTAGCTCAAGAACTTCTTGTTTATATTTAGGATTTTCTTGAATAAAATTTTTTGCGAATTCTATTAATTTTTTCATAACTTATTTATAAATTGTCATAACTTTTATTTTATATTGCTGTAAATCTTATTAGACCTCCTATGTGTCCTTTTGGTCTATACTCTTCAGGATTGTCTAGTACCTTTTCTAACATGTCACGAATCATTTGTTTGTCGTCTTCATATGTTCTTTGAGGTGCATCAATGTCTTGAGGAAAATCTGGTGACCAAACTATTGTTATACTTTGCTTTGGCTTAAATGTTTCTGAGTCATACACAATAGGTCCAAACACACAACCATCTTTTACTGGTTTGTACATTTCTCCTGGATCATACATTTTTGGAGTAAATGATATTGTGTAAACATATCCTACTTTATGTTTGTAAGTTGGATTGTCTAAGTCTGATATTCTTAAAGACTTTACAGATATTGCTGTTTGTTTATCTTCTGTTAGTCCTGAAGGTAAGTCCATCCATACAATTTTATCAAATTCAAAATGTTTGATAAGTTCTACTTCTACTTGAACACGTTGTTCTTCAGTTAGTTGAGTAATTCCTTGAATGTCATTACAACCATAAGTCTTATCTGTACTTCCACAAATAGACAATAATTTTTCTGTTAAATTTGATTTCATATTCTTATTTTTTTATAACATTAATTTTAACATCTCCGTTAATAATTTGTTCTTGCACCTTAGATGCTTCTTTGAAGTTTTTACAGTCTGTTACATCTACATTGACTGTTAGTCCTAGCTCTTTTAATTGTTCATGTGTTAATGGTTTAATTGGTTTAGGTTTTATAAACTTTGGATAAGTTCTTTTAAGAGGTTCTTTTTTAGAAGTATATCCTGTAATGTCAACATATCTAAGCAATTCCTTGTCACCATCAATTGTGATGCCTGGAATTTCACCTCCGATTTTGATCATTGCTATTTTAAATCCCATCTTGTGAGACAACCATTTAATTAGTCTTATCATAGTATTTCAATTATATTTTTACTCAACATTTTGTTTATTTTACTTCTCACAGCATTAGGATGAGTGTTTAAATATGTTTGGTTGTATTCCATAGGACCTACACTTTTACACCATTCATTTAAATCGTCAAATTTATTTTGTTCATATGCTCCATCAGCGTACATTCCTGCATCTGTGATTAGAACTTCTAATTCAGACATTTTTTCCCAATTATCATACTCTAAAGAGTTTTCTTCTCCATACAATAAATTAAGACGTTTTAGTTCTTTTTGGGTGTTTTCTTTTAGTATAATTTTCATAACTTTTATTTTTATTTAAATATACAAAACATTTTTTAGTAAGCCAAACTAGTAGTCTCCATAAATGTTAAATTTTTTAGGCGGTTCAGGAGCTACAGTTTCATTTGTAATAATGTATATTTCTCCTTTTAAAGGCGACAGTTTAAAGTCATATGCCTTTTGCACTTTAGCAAAGTATGCTTCTAGTGTTTCAGTTAATGATAAATGAACAGTGTTTGTTTTATCATCTATTAAAACAAAACGGTCCCCTGGAGGAACACGTTTTGCTATCAATGTGTATACTTCTTTTTCCATTAGTACATTCCAGGCATACCTGCTGGTTCTTCTTTTTTATCGTTGTTTACTTCTACAATTGCTGCTTCAGTTAATAAGACTGTGCCTGCAACTGACGCTGCGTTTTCTAAAGCGTTGCGAGTTACTTTACTTGGATCTATGATGCCTGCTTCTTTCATGTCTACAAACGTTTCACTTTTAATGTTGTATCCTTTCCAATTGTCATTTCCTTCCATTTTGTTGATCAATCCATAACATTCACCTTCTGTGTATCCAGCGTTTGTTAAAATTTTCATAAATGGAGCAGCACATGCTTTGTAAACAATTTGTTTGCCAATGTGAAGATCTGAACTTAATTCTAGTTTAGACTTTACAATAGCTTCTCTAGCGTATAGTAAAGCGGCTCCTCCTCCTGGCACTATGCCTTCTTCAATGGCTGCTTTTGTAGCGTGTAAAGCATCGTCAACCCTGTCTTTAGTTTCTTTCATTTCTAATTCACTATTTCCACCTACATATATGATTGCCACTCCACCTATAAACTTTGACAAACGTTCTTGTAGCTTTTCTTTTTCAAAAGGTACTGTTGACTTGTCAATTTGTACTTGTAGTTCTTCAATTCTTGCTTCAATGTTTTCAACAGTACCTTTACCATCAACTATTGTTGTTTGGTCCTTTGTTATAGTTACTAAGCGGGCTTTTCCTAACCAATCCCAAGAAAACTTGTCTAACTTCATTCCTTTTTCACTGCTAAACACTTGTCCACCAGTCATTATAGCAATGTCTTCTAAAATGAGTTTTCTTCTATCTCCAAAGTCAGGAGCCTTTACTGCTGCTACTTTAATTGTGCCCCGAATTTTATTTACTATAAGTGTAGATAAAGCTTCTGCTTCAATGTCTTCAGCAATTATCAATAAAGGTTTACCTTGACTTGAAATGCCTTCTAAAATAGGAAGTAAGTCTTTTGCTTGAGTAAATTTCTTGTCAGCAATTAATATAAGTGGTTCTTCTAAGGTACAGTTCATTGAGTTGTTGTCTGTGACAAAGTAGTGTGACTTATATCCTCTGTCAAATTGCATTCCTTCTACTGTTTCAAGATATGTTTCTCCTGACTTAGACTCTTCAATGTGAACTACTCCTTCACGTCCTACTTTTTCCATTGCTGTAGCAATTAACTTTCCTATTTCTGGGTCGTTATTTGCAGAAATAGTGGCTACTTGTTCTAGTTGAGTTTCTGAAGTAATGTCTTTAGAAATTTCTTTACGTAAAGCATTTACTACTTCTTTTACAGCTGAATCAATGCCTCTTTTAATTTCTACTGCATTTGCTCCTTTGTCTAAGTAAGACAAACCTTCATTAATGATTGCTTGTGCTAATAAGGTTGAGGTGGTTGTTCCGTCGCCTGCATTGTTGCCTGTTTTGATAGCGGCTTGTTTGACCATTTGAGCGCCTAAATTTTCAATTGGATCTTCTAAGTCTGAAATTTGTTTTGCAACTGTGACTCCATCTTTTGTTGACCTTACTTCACCATACTCAGTGTAAATGACATTTCGACCATTTGGTCCTAATGTTGAGGTAACAGCGTTGGCTACCTTGTTGATTCCGCTAACAAGTTTTTTTCTTGCTTCAGAACCAAATTCAATGTTTTTGTTCATAACTTTGTTTTAGTCGTTTATAATTGCGATTACTTGATTTTCTGCTGTTCCATAATATTC